TAAGAGACAGATCAGACCTGTGCCAATTACAAAATTACCGGTTTCATTTTCATACGCAGCAATTGCATAAGGTTCCTGATCAATACCCCATTGCATCAGGCTATTGGTTTTGGTTTCCTCCTGAACGCCAGTAAGGCGCTCAGTCAGAATAGTTAGGGTTAAAGCATTGTGAGCTTTGCCTTTAATTGGCTTTGCATCCACATCCTTAATGCGGCTGGCAGTCACTTTGCCGCATCGATCTGCATGCCAATCTTCACTACGCTGGAGAATGGTCATAGGTTTCTCCTTGGCGTGATAAGGCTTGGTCTGCGAGTTCAGCAACCGCTTTTAAATTGATTGAATGGGTGGTCCAGAAGTAATTCTTGCAGTTGCCTTTCGGTAGAGCCACATAGGCTGCTTGCAATCGACTTGATCCGAACTGTGCTTCATTTTGAAGATTAGCCAAATGTTCGTTTTCAAACTCTTGATAGCCTTCCGGCATGGCTGTTTCATCAAAACCCTGAACGGTTTTTACTGCTCCACTTTCATTGATTCGTTCCGCTTCATCCTGATCATAGATACCCACAAAGCCAAAGGCCAAACGTGCACACTGAATCAAGGCTTTGTGGCGTAAGAACCGCTTCGGGTGTGACTGCCACGGTCCGGCAAAACTATTAGCACCCATTGGCTCACGATAAACCTCATCAAGATATTCACGAACAATGGTAGGGCGGTCACGATCTTTCCGGTAAATAAGGCAATCAACCCATTCAGGACAATCAACCTTAGCTTTATTCATGCGAACCATATTTTCCGAAAACACAAACTCAATGCCGTTCAGGTTTGGATTACTATTAATGATGCGCGACCAACCATCCACACCAACCACAGGGATAATGCCTTTGCTTTTATCTGGGAATGCGTAGATTTCTTTGGTCCACGGATTTAACTTGTACTGGCTTGCAACAATCAGCAGCGCACCCATTTGCTCACGTGTGATTTGTGTTGATGACTTAAATGCCGTTTGAATCAAGGTTTGCTCAAGTTCAGCAGGGTCAACATTGTGCAGACCAAGCACAGCAGAAAGCTGGCTGATCTGAGCTGTAATTAAATTTGTCTGTACTGGTGCATTCATATTCTTATTCCTTAAAATTTGATCGAAACGTGCGGCACTAGGCCTTTATTGATTGCATTCAGAATGGCTTTGCCCTGATCAACACTCACGCCAAGATCAGTCAGACCTTTAAGCGCTTCACTACAGATTTGCTTTTTGTGAGCCACATCAGCTTCACGCGCTTCAGCTGCTTTACGTTCAGCCTCAGCTTTAGCAACCTGTTCAGCTTCAATACGCTTACGTTCATTTTCAGCGGCTTGCACAGCACGTAATTCAGCAGCTTCTTTTTCAGCTTTCAATCGAGCTTCACGCTGTTCTGCCTCAGCCTTTTCACGTTGCACACGCTCAGCTTCAAAACGTGCTTTTTCTTCGGCTTCACGAGTAGCTCTTTCAGCAGCTTCGCGGGCGATACGATCTTCATGTTCACGTTGTAAACGAGCCTGTTCAGCAAGGCGAAGGCGTTCTAATTCAGCTTGTTCGGCTTCGTATTTTTCACGAATGGTCAGGGCAGTGCGTAAAGATTCAAGTGTTTCAAGTTTGGCAAGTTTTGCTTCTTGTTCGTATTCCTCAAAAGAAGAATCAATTACACGATTTTCTAGTGTTTCAATGGCTTCTTTAATATTTTGCGCAGTCCACTCAGCATCCAAGGATTCCGCAAGACTTGGCACCATGCGAATCACAGCAATTGCATTTTCATGCTTCGCCACGCGATCCTTTTCCGTCTGTTCCCAAGCATCACGCGGTGCAAGAATTTCATTACGCAGTTCATCAAACTTCTTAACAGTCGCAATGCGGTCGTCATCAATAAGCTTGATTTGAGCCTTTTGATCAGCAACCAATTCCTTTCCGCACTTCTCAATAAGGGTTTTAGATTTGCTCACCTTCATTGCCAGTGAACCAATCTGATCGCGGCCTTTTTTAGTGGTTACATCTGGAACGTGTGAGCGCGCTTCTTGAGCAATACGCTCGAATAATTCAGCGGTGCCACCTGGCTTACGGAATGCAGCAACAACAATGTTTTGGTCTGCAATTTCTAATTCGAATTTTTCCATCTCAAACCACCTCTTCAAATAGTTGTTCCGCGTACTCATTCACAAGACGCTGTAATTCTTTAATCTGCTCGTCATTGAGCGTAAATTCCCGACCTTCCTCAGCTTCAAAATTCCAAACATCCAGCAAAGTCACAGGCGTATCTTTCACTACCAGCCAAGAATCAATATCCACTGGCTCTGCATATCGCATATCCCCATTCGAGCTGCGCATTTCAGTCATCGTGTGAGGCAATACAGCCATTGAACAATCAGCCGTTGCCCACAGGTTTTCACCGATCTGACGATACAAACCAAAGGTCAACACGTTATCTTCAATCGAAAGATCAGAATCAACCTTGAAGCTTGGCAGGTCTGAGAAGTACAAATCACGGGTAAAATCTTCATTCACCTTGCAGTCAGTTACCTTAGTGCTATGACCATCACGGCACATGAATAAAGACTGGTTTCCGATGTGATGGATCGGACGCATTGCCGCACCACATCCACAGAATTGAGCGTAAGTGTTCATGCTGGCACCTCATTAGATTTATGCGCGTCATACAGCTTGATTGCGTGAACAATTGCGTAGCAGCACCAGATATAGCGATAGGTATGATCATTAAAATCCCACTCCCACCAGCAATCCATATCTAAACCACCAGCATAATCAGAATCCCAATCTCTCAATTTTTGGATAAACTCATGCTGATCATCTTCAGCACAATTAATTAGGTCTTGAATAGCTTCTTTAGCTTCTTCAGCATCAGACTGATCTTTGTCGTAGTCGCCAGAATCTATACCCGCAAGATGATCTTGAAGATGCTCGGTTAAAATCTGTTTGGCTTCATCAGCGGAGAACTCTTTAACACCACCACGTGAATCCACAGCCTCTAATTTTTCTTCCCAATAACCCGGGTTAATGTCATAGCCATCTTTGTCACGGAAAAAGTCAAACATGTCTGCAAGGCGGGTAAACACAAAGCTACCCATATCACCGGTAAACATTAAATGGCCCGGACGAGTGGTGATGTGATAATGCATTTCACAGCAACCTGGTCTTTGAATTGTCAGGTCCCGAAATAAACCTTGATCTAGATTCACCGTCAGCTCATGGCGGGCAACATCTTTCAGGAATTGCTCTAAAGTTGGATGTCTCACTTCACACCCCCAACAATCGCAGCATTAATCTTTTCAATTTCATAACGATCAACATAGGCATTCACAGTCTTGTCAAAATGCACCACGTTCAGAATGTCCAGAAACTCGACTGAGGCATCGTCCAAGGCATACTCGACATAGATGCTGTAATCGTCGGCTTTGACAGTAGCGACACAGATCTGATCGCAATTTACGCTTTCAACTTTGTATTGCTTTGCAGCGATGTTGATTTGAGGCTCTGATAACTCATCAGCAGTCTTAGCTGGCTGAACCGCATAAGCCGTTACCAGCGCCGCGCTTACGGATGCTGCAATTAATGCAGACTTGAGAATATTGGATTTAGTTGTCATGGCTGCCTCCGAACTTAAACTTAGGCAGCGGGATTGGTTGATTTGCATGAAAGGCATCAATCATTTCTTGAGTGACAGCAATCTCTTCATCATGATCAATTTCCCAGAAAGTGACACCCAGATGTTTTTCAGCCCAAGCTTTTAAGAAGTTATTTAATTCAGCTTTTGCTTCATCACCAACGCTATCCGATCCTGTATTACCGTCAGTGAAATCACTCGGAAAATTGTCATAAATGCGCAGGTCGTAATTTTCCAAAACTTCATCAGCATCCATGATGAACTGGGTGGGCGATGTCTGGCGCTTGATACCAGTAAGGAAGGTATTGCCAATCTCTAATACGTCGTCATCTTCCATGTCTTGCAGGGCTTCGGCAGGATTTTCATAGTCAGACCAATTGTCTTCGCCGCGATAGCTGAAAACTCGATCAGCATTCAACTTGCCTTCATCAACTTTTGTATTCATAATAATTTCACTCACTGTAGGATGGGTCACGCTCCAGGTTGTTCGCGCAACGCTGGGGCTTTTTGCTGTCTGTGAGATTTAGTTTACCAAAGGAAACTTTATAGTCAAGAGAAAAGTTTATTAAAAGAAACTTTTTATTCTTTATGGAAACTTTTATGTTTTAATAGACAAAAGAAAACCCACCGCTGGGGTGGGTTTGGTACAGGAATGCTTGATTAAATTGATTGAATCGCTTATATTTAACTTAATGGATTGGGCATTCCCGGTCGGCAAAGAGCTTTGGTGCAATCATCAAGGCTCTTTGTTTTTTTAGGATGGGAATATTTTTAAACCATAGCCCAAATAATTATAGCCTGTCAGCTTTCTACCACCCTTACAATAAAATTTATTTTTTAAGATCTCGAACGCTCTATTGTTTTGCATAGGGTTAATAACATGCCGACCAATAGGTCGGGCCACCAGGTCAGCAAACTGTAGACCAGATGAGTTTGTTTTCTTAGAGGCAAAAATAATTTCAAAAGGGAAAATCTTGTTTAGATAATTCCCACTAGGATCACATATACGCCTAAACCCCAACTCCAGCTGAGCATCTTCATTTTTTCCTCGAGACTCAACAATAATATGTGTCTGCTTGTTATGTTGGTTTTTTTCTTTAAGAAGATAGAACAACCTTTCTAAGCAAAATTTCATGGCAACCTCATATGGATTGGCACCCCTATCAGTCAATTTGTCTTTTCGTATTACAGATGAAATTAACATGAAGTGGTTGTTAAGCATTAGGTTGTTTAAGTCATCCATTAATAACCCCATCTTGGTTTTATCAAAGCCAGAGAAGTGAGAGGTTCTTTTTCTTATATCCCTTTCATGTAAAATTATAATGTCATGACCAAAATGCTTAAATTTTAAATCCTCAACAGCCTTAACTACAGTGCTTGTGTAGTATTTCTTGTGAAAAACACAGAATGAGAGGACAAATACAGGAAAGTCTGGATCGTTGTTAAGCATATCAACACTTCCACTCTCATCCACATAAACAATATAATCGCTAAACTCCACACCCCACTCCCCACTCCAATACCCAAGCCGCATATAGCGGCTTTTATTATTTTCTAAATTCTCTGTGATGCTGAACAACTACACCAATAATTGAAATAGGGTGCTTTTGCGAGTTGTGAATAGGGAAATCTGGATTTAGCGGAACCAATTCAAACACTTCACGGCCATGCTCATCAAAACCTACAACCCTGTATTTCTTGAAAGTAACCTCATACTCACCATTCTGAGCTACCACATAATCGCCAGGTTGAGGGGTAATTGAAGCATCAATAACAATATCATCACCAGGCTGAAACTCAGGGTACATGCTCATACCTTCGACAGTCACACTAAAAATAGTGCTTGGGTCTTTATTCTCATATGTGGTGAGGGTGTATCCCTTTGGCTCACCGCCATCATAGGCGACTTCTCGCCACATACCAGCTTGCACAAAATCTAACACCGGAATCCGTGTAAGTTTCTTTCCATTAAAACGAACATTATTAAATCCTTTATCGTCCTCTTCTTTTACAGGGCCACCTAAATTTTTAAGGCCCTCACCATCTAAAATCCATTCAGGTGATGTCTTTAAGGCTTTTGCAAGAGATGTGATGCTTTTGCCACTAGGGACATTCACACCCGAGATCCATTTGGAGACCGTGCCTTTACTAAGGCCTGTGGCCTCAATCAGATCAACTTGCTGAAGGTTAAGTTCCTTCATTCTCATCAAGATACGCTCAGAAACGCTGCTCATTGCAAAAATACCCATAACAATTGTTTCCAATGGTAAACACTATTATTGACCTAAAAAGAAACTTATGGTTTACTTAGGGAAACTAAAAGTTTATCAAGGTAAACATTATGACTGTCGATGACGTAAAGGAGCATTACAGAGCTGAAACTGATGCAGACCTAGCGCGAATCTTAAAAAAGACACGCGGAGCTATTAGCAAGTGGCGCTCATATGGAATTCCAGCTTCAACCCAGGCAATTCTCCAAATTCAAAGTAAAGGCAAGTTAAAGGCAAATTTGGAAGCCTTAATTGCTTAAACCAATTATCAACAACTTAGCGTTTTTAATAAACGTGAAAGTAAACAAGGTGTTCACATGGATATATCCAAGGAAAGCAAAACCGCACTACACAAGATGATTCACCAATCCAACGGGATTACGCCTAAAGAGATTGCTGATGTTGTTGGTGTGTCCCACAACACGATTTTGAACTATGCCAATCCAAATATGGAAAACCATTTGCCGAGCCTAAAGGCATTTGAAGCAATGCTGACTTATACGCAAAACCCAGCTTCGTTAAAGGTATGGGCGCACAAATTAGGTTTTGCATTAGTGCCAGTAGAGCAAGCGGAAGGGAAGGATCATCAATTAGGAGTTCTTGAATCGCTGCTTGGCATGAATGTTGGCAATGGCGCAGCGAATAAACAGGTTTTATCTGCTCTGGAAGATGGTGTGGTGACACCTGCTGAAATGGATGAGACAGATCGCATCCTGGAAGAGATCGAACACAAAATTCAGTCTTTGCGTAAAGCCATGAAGGGCGAGTGTGCAAAGTATTTATCAGCTCTACAACGAGAAAAAGCCTGATTTCGTGGATCAGGCTTTTAATATTCAAAAGGTTGGAACCCATTATGAATAATCAAATTTTAACTGAAATAGAAGTAAACAGAAAGATTTATTTGTTTCAAAAAGCAGTCGAGCGATATGCAACTGAAAAAACGATTGCCAATTCTCAAGCTTTAGCACAAGCGAAAACTGAATTATGCAAATTTGCAATGAAGGTGATGTCATGAGTGTTGATGCAACTCGTTGGGCTTGGTCTGCTCCAGTCAAAAGCTCAACACAACGCCTTGTCTTGCTCTCTCTGGCTGATCGTGCTGGTGAATACCACACCTGCTTTCCGTCAGTGGCGCGCATCACAAAAGACACTCATCTGAACCGAAAAACGATCATGAAGGTAATTTCTGAGCTATGTGAACTTGGTTTGGTTGAAGACACGGGTCACCGAAAAGGGATTACCAAGCAAGTTGTTGTGTACCGCCTGTTAGGGATTAAGACTCGTGAAGATGAAGAATTAAACAGTACCAATTTTGGAACAGTTCCAAAAACGGAACAGTCCCAAAATTACCAAGAAACAGTACCGTTTTTACCACCTAACAGTCCCAAAAACGGTACACAGAACCTAAAAGGAACTAAAAAAGAATCTAAAACTATTATTAAGTTTAATTTTGCTCAGGAGCTAAAAAACCTTGGCGCAGAAACTCAACTTATTAGTGACTGGATGCTTGTACGAAAAACCAAAAAAGCTTCTAACACCGAAACTGCTTTCAACGGATTTAAACGCGAGTTAGATAAATCCAATCTTGATGTGAATACAGCTTTAAAAATTTGCATCGAAAGAAACTGGCAGGGCTTCAACTCATCTTGGTTGAGTAACATTAATCTTTCTGAGTTTCAGAACTCTCAACCAGTGCCAACCCCTGACCAACCAGCAGCACCAGTTTTCAAAGGTGTGGCTAAGAAATTTAAGGGGATGAGCAATGACTGAGTTATTTTCGATTCCTACCGAACAAGCTGTCTTATGTTCGTTCATGGACTTCGCTGGATCTGGTGACTACATCGAGCAACTGGAAGAAAGTGATTTCTATGCCAGCCGCCACCAAGTCATTTTCAATTACATCAAACGCCAGCACCTAAAGGGCGAAGGGCATGATGCAGTTGTTGTTTGGGAGCAGATTCGCTCAAATCCAACAGAAAGCACCCAGGTCGATGAAACGTACATCATGGAGCTATCGAGTGCTATATCGCTTCCTAGGCTCATTCCTACGCACATCAAAACCCTAAAAGATTTATCCACTCGCAGAAAGATTGCAGACCTGAGCAAGCATATCAGCACTATTGCCAACGATACGCTGACTTACACCGGTGAAACCGCAATTGAAAAGGTGCAGTCACTGGTTTCTGGTCTTGATAACACAACGACCCAGCAAGCAACTTTGAGCGTCGAAGCGATTGCTGTAGATGTGCTGACTGACATCATTGACCGCCACCAAAAGATTCATGCCGGTATTGAAGTCAAAGCGGGGGTAAAGACGGGTTTTATTGAACTGGATAACAAGCTGGACCGCATTGACCGTACCGATCTGGTGATTATCGGTGCACGTCCTTCGATGGGTAAAACCACATTGGCCCAGAACATCATGCTCGACCTTGCTGTAAATCAGGGTGAAGTGGTGTTGTTCATGTCTGGGGAGATGTCGAAAGAGCAGATCATGGAGCGAATGATTTCGGGCCTTGGTCAGATTCCATTAAAGCAAGTCCGTTCTGCTGTATTTGATGAGGAAGGCGCAGGTTGTATTTATCGCGCTGTCGACACTTTGAAAAAATGCCCGATCTTCATCAATGACAAGGCCTCTCCAAGTCTGGCCGATATTCGCCGTGAAGCTCGTAAGGTTCAGCAAAAGACTGGTGGTCGATTGAATGCCATCGTGGTTGATTATCTTCAGATCATGACCCCACCTGAGAAAACAGGAAACAAGGTGCAGGAGATTGGTGACATTTCATGGGGCCTTAAAAAGATTGCCAAGGACTTTGGTTGCCCAGTGATTGCCTTGTCACAGCTCAACCGATCTTTGGAGCAGCGACCAAACAAGCGTCCAGTGATGTCAGATATTCGTGAGTCAGGCGCTATTGAGCAAGATGCAGACATCATCATGTTTATCTACCGTGACGAGGTTTACAACAAGGATTCAAAAGAAGCAGGCACAGCGGAAATCATCATTGGTAAGGCACGTAACGGATCAACTGGAACGGTTCGCCTGGCGACTGATTTAGGTCGGGCCACTTTCTGTGATTTGAGTCCTGAATATTACACGCAGTTGCAAATTGTTGGGCAAAGCGCAGGGGGTGGGGTGTGAATGATTACCTAGAAATGAATCTTAAGCAGCTTCAAAAAGAACATGCCGAGCTGCTTGCCTTTAATGAAAAGCTAGACCGTGAGCGTAATGGATATCGCAAAGATGCTCGTAAGTACGCCAAGAAAGTGCAAATGATTGCAAGCCTATTCGTTGTGCCGAGTGATGACCATGAATTAACGCTTAAGGCCATTAAGACGATTGTGGAACGGGTGGGTGAAGCATGAAAGACCAAAACGATAATAAGACCGTGGATTGTTTCAGCACTCGCCACGCGGTCAAACAAGGTGAGCGACTTGTGATTGTTTTAAGGGGGGTTATCGAAAAGAGAGGCAGAACAAGTGTGCTTGAGGTCAAGCAGTGGATTGGAGTCTCAGAGCGAGCAACCTTGACTTTTATTAGGCAGCTCATGGCTGAAGGATATTTAGAATCAAACAGCTCAAAACCATTAAGCCTAAAAGCAACCGACAAAGCTAAACAACTATTTGGAGTGCAGGGATGAAAAAGCGCAATAAGAAATATAACCCGAACAAGTTGGTCAATCTGGTGCAGCGTGAATCGCAAAAGCCTTATGAGCTTTGGATGAGTTTTGAAGCCGTGGAAGTGGAAGAAGCTTGTCAAAAATACAATGCGATAGGTTTAACCAAGTCAGAAATCATCAACAAGATTTACGCGCTGCATGATGGCGATCTGATCGTGCCGCTGATTAACGACCTGACCAAAGATGCTTATGAGTTTTTTGTGGGGATTGACTCGTATTACTACCACGAGGATGACCCGAGCAACATTATCGATGATGCGCGTCAGTTTGAATTGCCAGTGATGAAATGGGATGAATTCCGTGTTGGTGGTAATCCAGATTTAAAAATTGTGGATGGCGACATCAAGCGCAGATGGAAAGGCATTAGTGAAGAAATGGATGACATTCACGCTGAATATCGGAAGAAGGGCTACAAGCTTTTCAAGAGCCTGACTTACATCAAAACAGAAGTGATTTTCAAGGATATTGAGGCCTACAACATTTTCAAAGCTGAACGGGTGGTGCGGGGAATGTGCCGCAAGTATGAATTGCAGGGAGCAGCAGCATGAACTTAATCAAAAAATTAGGATTGGAAAAGTGTAAGCAGATTGTGGATAGGGCACCGGAGCATTCGTATGCGGTAGTTCCTTGCTTAGATGGTGAGATGTATTTCGCTCAAAGAGAGGATGGTAAGTGGTTTCGGTATAGCGATGGATACCAGAAGTGGCTTGAGTATTGGGGCAAGTGCGACCCAATGGATGTGGCAATCAAACTGGCCGATATTAAATCTGAAATTGATCATCACTATTACGGTCGCAGCGAAGCGGAAGAATTGGCTGCCTATGTGGAGCTGGGCCAAGAAAAAATCGAAGGTGGTGCCATGTTTGTGGGTGACAACTCCAAGGTCGTGCAGATGATCCGAGATATTACTGACCATTGCAGCGATATCAAAAACCACATTAGCCCGAATACGAAGGTGATTGAGAGATGAACATAAATAACCCATTTAATGTTGGTGATCATGTGATGCATAACGTGGAGATTTGGAAGCAACCAACAAGCATGCTCACTGTGACGCATGTTAAAAAATTTGCGGTTGCTGCAATAGATGATAGTGGAAATAAGTTTGTTGGAAACTTTGGGTGCTTTGATTTGATTAAAAGAGGGGCTAATGCGTAGAGCCGCAAAGGTTGATGCAAATCAGACTGAAATTGTTAAAGCGTTACGTCAGGTTGGGGCAAGTGTTCAGTCACTTGCTTCAACTGGCAAAGGTTGTCCAGATCTACTGGTAGGCATTCGGGGATTAAATTTCTTGATTGAAGTGAAGGATGGGGCAAAACCTAAATCAGATAGAAAACTTACACCAGACCAGGTGGTATGGCATCAGACATGGCGAGGCCGTGTTTATGTGGTTGAGAGTGTGGAACAGGCATTAGAAGTAATTAGGGTTTGAGGGTGGATGGGATGGCTTTAGTAAAAACTTGGGATAAAGAAATTAAAGGCAAGTTGTGGGCTGTTGGGGATATTCACGGCTGCTACAACCTGCTTATGACTCGACTTAAAGAAATTGGCTTCGACTTTGAAAATGATTTGTTGGTTGCGGTTGGTGATCTGGTGGATCGAGGTACTCAGAATGAAGAATGTGTAAGCCTGATTGATGAGCCATGGTTTACATCCGTAAAGGGTAATCATGAAGATTTGGTCATCATGGGTGATGTTAATCGCTCTTACTTCAATTGCCATATTCAAAATGGTGGTGAGTGGTTTTATGACCTGGATTATCAGGTGCAGCGCGAAATCATTAAAAAATTAAAAACACTGCCGATTGCATTAGAGATTAGCCACAAGGGTAAAAAGTTCGGTTTTGTCCATGGTCATATTGAGCAGAATGACTGGGATGAGTTTAAGGATGAGCTTAATAATTTTGATAAAGCTCAACACATTATTGATCACAAGCGCTTCCCAACAGAATTAGCCATGTGGGGCCGCGAGCGCCTGAATGATGATAATTCGCAATATACCCATGTAACAGGAGTTGATGCGGTAATCATGGGGCATACGGTAACCCAGAAGCCATGCAAGCGCGATAACTGTTACTGGATTGATACCGGTGCAGTGCATTGGGGAACAATGACAATTTTAGATTTAAGCAAGATTTAAGAGGGAATAGGGATGAATGCGATGGTTAAGGTAGAAGTGATGGATTGGGATCGTTTTAGTATTGAAGATTGGCTTAAGCAGTATGGGGCATACATCCAGATTTCACGTATGAAGTCTGGCCATCAGCCGGATTCTCTTGGCGTAAATCAAATATACTGGCTGATTCTTGAAAATAACAAAGGGGTGGCACCACGTAAGGACCAGATCATTTGCAAGATTAATGATTTTGAAGCTGAGCAGGTGCGGAAATTGATTGTGGATTTTAAGAAATCAACGACTGTTTGTGCTTCAGCAAAGGTGGCTGTGCAGTTGTTTATAGAGAAGAATGTGAGAGGGATGTCATTAAGCCAGATGGAGAAAGAATTTACCTTAAGTCGAAGCTCAATTAACAATATGGTTTTTGCAGGAAGTTACTATCTGGTAGGTCATGACAAAAGACTTCGCTTAAAATGATTAAATAACTTGCGTTTAAATGTGAATATGCTATTTTGTGTTATAAGTCACCGAAGTGTAAGTAATTCACTTTGATTGACAAAGAAGCTCGCCAAATGGTGGGCTTTTTGCATTATGGCGGTTTCATTAATTTCTAGTGGTTTTTAAATTAATGCCGCCACCCAGATTCAGGAGATCCACATGCTCCAATTCCTAAAGCGCCTATTCTGCTTTCATCGCTACGATTACGAGTCTGATATTTTTATCCAGATCGAATGTCGTAAGTGTGGCAAATGGCTGGATGAATAAACCCTTGTCACTTCGGTGACTTTAGCCGAACGGATTACGGCAAACAGAACCCCACTCAATATGCATTATTGGTGGGGTTTTTCTTTTCTTATTTGAACTATCCGGAAATACCGGAAGGTTGGTTGTATGGACATCATAGAAGCAAAACGGAATTTAGAAGTTCTGGAAAAGAATCGTAGTCGCTTAATGAATTACAACCATCTGTATTCAAGCTATGCATTTAAAGAAATGTGTGGTGCTGAACTTCGCAAAGTAAATAAGCAGATTCACAGCATAGAAGAACAATTAAATGCGCAACCACAAAAGACTCGCAGCAATCAGAAAACTGCCATGCATTCGGTGCGGTAATCCCAATAGTCAGGCTGCTCATTCAAATAGTGCTAAGCATGGTAAGGGTAGGTCGATTAAAAGTTCAGATCAGTTCACGGTTCCGCTATGTCATTCCTGCCATTTCCAGTTCGATACTTTCCAATTGGGTAACCGGGTAGAAAGTGAAGAGATGTTTGATCAGTGGTTGGTGAAAGTGAATCGGATGTTGGTGATGGAAGATAGAGAGGTGTTTTGATGTACGAGCAGATACAGGCAAATAAACCTCAAGGTGCTACCCACTGGCAAGCTGGAGTTTATTACCGGATTAAAAATGGCAAGAAAGAGATTTGGGATAAAAACCAATGGTGCCCTGTAATTATCATCGGTATGGACAAAAGAACATTAATAAGTGAATCGCTTTCAATGCTGTGTATGACAGCTCTAAGTGATTGAAAGTATTATCGTACGAAGCTTTAGGAGCAGGAAATGCAAAAAGCCGTGTTTCCTATCCAGTCTCATGCCGACATCACCAAAGCCATTAACTACATGCACACGAATTACACCCGGGCGATTAATGAGGGTAAGCCGTTAAGAGTGGTGATTGATCAGAAACAGGATGATAGATCCACCGCACAGAATAGATTGTATTGGATGTGGTTGGGTCAAATCGAAAAGAAGAATGGCACTCATAAGGATCAGCTGCATTACGAATTTAAGAAACGCTTTCTGATTTATATCTATCGTCGTGATGATCAAGATTTTGCTGAGATGTGTGATTCCATTGCCAAGGTGAAACAGTCTGAACCGGATGAGTATGAAACTATCGGTAAGCAGGTGATCAGACTTTGCAGTACAACCAAATTAAGCGTTAAGCAGATGACCGAGTATTTAAATTATGTGCATGACTTTGCTGTGACTCAGTTGCATGTGCATTTGACTGTGCCGGATGATTTGAAGTGGTGTTATCAAGATGAAGCGTCCTTATCCCCCTATTCAAGATAATCAAAACACAGATGTCGAGGATGATGAGTTTATTGAAAGCGGTGGTCTGCTTCACTTCGAGCCTGCAAATAATGATTTATGGCCGTGGATTAGAGAAACTTTTCTTGAAGAGTGGGGGAAACTTCACAATCCAGACCATGAGCACCTATTAAGCTTTCAACCTCCTGAGATTTCATTCTTATGGGCTTATACCAGGTGTGAGGCTAAAGATCGTCGTGTATTGGGTCAGACTGAACGAGTGATGATTAATGTGGGTGGTTGGCGTAAAGACCGGCAAGAACTTCAGTTGATTGACTGGTTTGGTGATGTGCCTAAATACATCATCACGCTAGATGCGCGTGTATGTCAGATCATGAGCGATACGGATTTTTGCGCATTGGTAGAACATGAGCTTTATCACATTGGGCATAAATGGAATGCCAAGGCAGAGATGTTTGAATACAACTCAATGGGTGAGCCTCGATTATTCTTACGTGGTCACGACGTCGAAGAATTCCATGGTGTGGTCCAGCGTTACGGTGCATCACCAGATGTCCAAAAAATGGTAGAGCTTGCAAACGATGGTCCAACTATATCTCGGGCTAATATTGCTCATGCATGCGGTACTTGTTTATTGAAGTTGGCTTAAATCCCGATACATCCTGATACAGGGGAGATGTTATGGCGACACTAAAAGAGCCTGTAAAAATATTTATAGTTCAGTCTCTTGCATGCCGTGACACCCCACAAGAAGTAGCGGACGCGGTAAAACAAGAATTTGGCATCCAGATTGAGCGTCAGCAGGTTGCTGCTTACGACCCAACCAAAGTACGTGGTAAAGATTTAAGTAAAAAATTCGTTGATCTCTTTCATGAAACTCGAAAGAAATTTGATGAGGGTTTAATTGATATACCAATTGCCAATAAGCACTTTCGATTGAAGCAATATGACAAATTGTTGGCTAAAAATAGCAAAAACGTAGTGATGTCTTTAAATATTTTAAAACAAGCAGCTCAGGATCTAGGTGGTCAGTTTACCAATCGTCAAGAATTAACCGGCAAAGATGGTGAGCCCTTAATGGGTATCTCTGATGATGAGTTGAATAAGCGCATTAAAGAGGCTGAAGCTAAAGTGAGACAATAATGACTAGAGAGGAAAAATTAGCTTATTTAGCATTATTGGAAGAGCGGCACCGTCGAAACAGTACATATCAATACAGAAGCTTTGGAGATAAGCTTTACCCGTTCCAGCACGAATTAATCTGGGCAACAAAGCAATATTCACAAGTCATGCTGATGGCGGCCAACCGTGTCGGTAAAACCATGACAGGAACGTACGTTGATACGATCCATGCGCTTGGTCATTACCCTGACTGGTGGGATGGTCATGCATTCGATCATGCGCCATTAATCTGGCTGCTGGGCTACTCTGGCGAGAAATGCCGAGATCTATTGCAGACACCTATCTTTGGTCGTCGTATAGAGAATCGATGGGAGGGTGGCTTGATTCCGCCCGAGTACATTCTTGAGCATGAGTCAATGACTGGCACCACAAATGCAATGCGCTCTGTCTATGTGCGTCATGGTGGTGGTGGCGATGTCCAGTATCAAACATCAAAGGTGCAGCTCTGGTCATATTCACAGGGTCAGCATGCACTAATGGGTGATTCGGTTGACTGGTATCACATCGATGAGGAGCCAAGGGACCAGACAATTTTCCCGCAGGTTTTGACACGTACTGCGACTGGTGATCAAGGTCAAGGTGGTCGAGGTATTTTAACATTCACGCCTGAGAATGGCCGGACTGAATTGGTTGTTCAGTTTATGGATACACCAAGCCAAGGCCAATACTTGATTCGTGCAGGCTGGGATGATGTCACTCACTTAACCGAGCAAACTAAAGAAACGCTTCTGGCATCGTTTCCACCGCATCAGCGTGAAATGCGTACCAAAGGTATTCCAATGCTCGGTCATGGTCGTATTTATGATCTGAGTGAGGACTACATAACCTGTGATCCGTTTGATATTCCAGATCACTGGATGGTCATCGATGGTATGGACTTTGGCTGGGATCATCCGCAAGCACAAGTTCAGCTTGCCATTGATATGGACTCGGAAACGATTTACATCACTCATGCATGGAAACAGCGCCAGGTATCGCCAAACGATGCTTGGGGCTCTGTTAAGTCATGGGCAGCAGGTGTGCCAACAGCTTGGCCTTTGGATGGTCTGCAGACTGAGAAAGGCTCAGGTAAGCAACAGAAGTCTTACTATCAGGAAGCTGGCTTCAATATGCTGGCTGAACATGCTACATGGCCTGATGGATCTAACGGTGTTGAAGCTGGTCTCTTTGAGATTCTGGATTTAATGCGCAAGGGCCGATTTAAGGTATTTAAGGGCCTACGTGCATTTCTGGATGAGTTCTTGCAATACCATCGTGATGATAAAGGCAAGATCGTGAAATCTGGTGAGGATGTGCTCGATGCAGCGCGTTATGCCTACATGATGAGACGCTACGCTATTCGCAAGGGCTTAGTCGGAAAACCAAAAGAAATAACAATCAATCCAATCCCAACAGTCAATCGTTGGTAATCAAATGGAGTCAAGTCGTGACTGATAAAGTAGATCGACTTGCCAAAATCCACGAAACCGCAAAGAAACAATTTGATAAAGCTCAAGGTGCTGTTGCTGATGAACGTCAACAGTGCTTAGAGGATCGTCGTTTTTATTCTATTGCTGGGGCTCAGTGGGAAGGCAAGTTAGGCGAGCAGTTTGAAAACAAGCCTAAATTTGAAGTCAATAAGATTCACTTGGCTGTCATTCGTATTATCAATGAATATCGCAATAACCGCATTGGTGTGAACTTCATTAGCAAAGACGGTGTGAGTAATGACGATCTGGCCGATACCTGTGCAAAGCTTTACCGGGCAGATGAACAGGATTCTGGTGCAGATGAAGCCTATGACAATGCATTCGAAGAAGCAGTCGGTGGTGGCTTTGGTGCTTGGCGTTTACGTGCTGAATATGAAGATGAGGATGATGAAGAGAACGAGCATCAGCGAATCAGAATAGAGCCTATTTTTGATGCTGATACATGTGTCTTCTTTGACCCTGATGCAAAACGCCAGGATAAAGCAGATGCGAAATACTGCTTTGTTTTGACCTCAATGTCATGTGACGCATTTAAGGAAGAATACGGTGAAGATCAAGACCCATCCTCATGGGATAAGACTATTACCAATAGTCACTTTGATTGGGTATCGAAAGATTCTGTTTACGTCGCCGAATACTACAAAGTCGAAAAGGTTAAAGAGAAGATTCATATCTTCCGTTTAATTGATGGATCTGAAGAACGATATACAGCAGAACAACTTGAAGAAGATCCAAGTATTCTTGATGAATTAAGTGCAACAGGTGCGCAAGAGGTTCGTGTCCGAGATTTTGAGCGTAAGCGTGTTCGTAAAATGCTTATGTCGGGTCTTGGTGTTCTTGAGGATTACGGCTATATCGCTGGTCGTCATATTCCAATTGTGCCTGTATATGGCAAGCGTTGGTATATCGACAATGTAGAGCGTTGCATGGGCCATGTGCGGCTTTGCAAAGATGCCCAGCGACTCAAGAACATGCAGTTATCTAAGCTTGGTGAAATCAGTGCGCTATCCAGCGTTGAGAAGCCGATTCTAGCACCTGAACAGGTTGCTGGCGTTCAGCACATGTGGGCGAATGACAATATTGAGAACTATCCATTCCTGCTAGCTCATCCACTTAAAGATGCAATGGGTAGTGTTGTTGCTCAAGGTCCAGTGGCTTACACCAAACCGCCAAACGTACCGCCTGCAATGGCAGCCTTGCTTCAAGTTACCGAACAGGATTTATCGGACATTCTAGGCAATCAAGAATCGGGTGATGAGATTGTTTCAAATACTAGCGGTGTTGCAATCGAGATGATTCAAAACCGCTTAGATATGCAGTCTTTCATCTACATTTCGAACTTTGCTAAAGGGATGCGTCGCTCTGGTGAAATTTGGTTATCTATGGCTTCTGAGCTCTATGTTGAAGATGGTCGAACAATGAAGACAGTAGGGAATCAGGACGAGATTGACTCCATCGAGTTATTCAAGCCTGTTTATAACCCTTCTTCAGGTGAGGTTGAGCACACAAATGACTTAACCAAGGCTAAGTTTGATGTCGCAATCGATATTGGACCAACATCGACCAGTAAGCGCAATGCAACGGTACGCTCTCTGACAAACATGCTTTCACTGGTATCCGACCCAATGGACCAGCAAGTTTTGTCATCCATGATTATGATGAACATGGAGGGAGAGGGTGTTAATGAAGTCCGCGAATATTACCGCAAGAAATTACTGCGTATGGGTGTTGTAGAGCCAACCAAAGAAGAAGCTCAGCAACTCGCGCAAGAAGCTCAGAATCAGCAGCCTGATGCAAATACGCTGTATCTGCAATCCGAAGCTGAAAAGAATAAATCACTCGCAATTAAAGCACAGGCAGACACTGAACTTGCGATAGCAAGAGCAGAAGAAACCAAAGCCAAAGCAATCGATTTAATGACACGCCTAGATATGGATGAGCGACAAGCAGTGCTTGAAGCAATCAGTCAACTAGGTATGCAACCACAACAGGCAACCGTTCAGCCTACACAGAACGAGGAAATGCAATATGTCAATTGAAGACCTGCGCACAGAACTGGATGAAGAAGACAACATCGACCCGATTGAAGACAGTCAGGAAGGTGAAAGTCAGGAAAATTCAGAAGAAACCCAAAATGAAGCAAGCCAGTCTGATGATGAGACATCTGAAGACGAAGAGTTTGTCATTACGATAGGTGATGAAGAACCGGAACCATCCGGTGAGGATGACTTTAGCGGTAAACCAGCACCGACATGGGTAAAAGACCTTCGCAAAAAAGAGCGGGAAGCACGAAAACGCATCAAAGAGCTAGAAGCTCAGGTGCAACAGGCTAAACCGGATGAGAAGCCGATTGAGGTTGGGCAAAAGCCAAAGCTTTCCGACTTTGATTATGACGAAGATCAATTTGAAAGCGCAGTTGAACAATGGCATGAGCGCAAACGTCAAGTTGAACAGCAGCAGGCAGCAAAGCAGGCTGAAGAAGAAAAGGCTAAGCAAGCATGGCAGACCAAAATGCAAAGCTATGAAGAGCGACGTCAAAATGTAGCATCCAAAGTCTGTC